TATAATGAAGCCTATGATTTAGATTGGCTTGTTGGAATTAAGGCTGCAGAAGCTGGTTGTCATTATATCTTTTTGAGTACCAGAAAAGTTTATGGTAATTCATTAGAAATAGCACGATATAGTGAAAGACATGAACTTAATCCTTTTGACCGTTATAGTGAAAATAAATGTCTTACGGAAAGATTTTTAACACATGACATAGAAGACCTAACTATACTTAGAGGTTCAAACATTTATGGTTTTGAATTAGGTAGAAGTTCTTTTGTTGGTTACTGCATGACACAATTAAAAGCAACTGGTACTATTAAGTACGATATGGAAAAAACTATCAAAAGAGACTTCATAAGTATAGAACGGGTATGTGAAGTATTAAAAAAGGTTTGTGAAATAAAGCCAAAAGGAATATATAATCTTAGTTCTGATTTTGGATTAGAAATATCCAAGATAGCAAGAGGTCTTATACTCGGTTTTGGACAAGGCAATTTTATCCAGCAGGATACGCTTGCCAAAGAACAGTTTATATTAGATAATACAAAATTAGAAGATGCTTGTAATATGAAAATTAGAATTTCAAATTACAGTAATGATTTTTATAATATGGGAAGAAAATTATGGATGATTTAGTGATATCAGCAATCTCAATATATGACTTTGACAAGATTAAACATTGGGTTAATTCATTAGAAAGAACTGGTTATACTGGCCGTAAAGCCATGATTGTATTCAATGTGTTGGATGAAACCATTGAAAAACTACATGAACATGGTTTTGAAATTTTCTTGGTTGCTAACCAAAGAAATAAAGATAACAATGGCTTCCATTTTATGGACAACTTTGGTTATCAAGTACCAACACTCAGACATTATTTCTATTGGAAATTCCTTAAAGACTTAAAAGACATTCGGTACGTCATCTCTACCGATGTTGATATCGTGTTTCAATCTAATCCTTCGGATTGGTTGACTAAAAACATGCGTGATAAAAAACTGAACTATGGTGGTGAAGGATTAAAATACAAAGATGAACCATGGGGCTATGACAATATTGCTCAATGTTTTGGACCAGATGTCCGTGACCACATGGCAGAAACACAAATCTACAATGCTGGATCAATGGCAGGTGAGTTTAAAACATTTGTAGATTACTCTCTCACATTAGCTCTGATGATTGAAGGCACTAGAAATCCTGTACCTGACCAAGCAGCCGTCAATGTATTGCTATCAACTGAACCATACAAATCAATTACTAATTTTAATAGTGGCGATTCAAATTGGGCTTGCCAATGTGGCACAATGGTTGATCCGAGTAAAATGGATCAATTCAGACCTAATCTATTGTGCAATGAACCAACATTTGAAGATGGTTATGTGTATAATAGTGTAGGCGAAAGATATGTAATGGTACATCAATATAACCGAGTTCCTGAATGGAAGAAAATTTTGGAGGAGAAATACGCATAATGTCACATCCAGCACAAATTAATTATATACAGTCTGTAAAAAATATATTTCCACATTATTTTGACAGAAAACAAGTTTTAGAAGTTGGTAGTTTAAATATCAACGGAACAGTCAGAGACTTCTTTACAAATTGTTATTACATCGGTATTGATGTGGCTGCTGGAAAAGATGTTGATATTGTTTGTGAAGGCCAAGATTACGGTGCACCAAATGATAGTTTTGATGTTTCAATTTCTTGTGAATGTTTTGAACATAACCCACAATGGGTACAAACTTTTGCTAATATGTACAGAGTGACCAGAACTGGAGGCCTTATCATTATGTCTTGTGCTACGACTGGTAGACCAGAACATGGAACAACTAGAACAACACCACAAGATTCTCCATTGACAATTGGTCTAGGTTGGGATTATTATAGGAATTTAACAGAGCAAGATTTTAGGAATAACTTTAATATTGAAGGTATGTTTAAAAATTTTCAATTTAAAGTTGGTGGTACAGACCTTTACTTTTATGGTGTCAAATGAAAATATGTTATGTCGTTCATAGATATCCTCCTTTTCCTGGTGGATCAGAATATTATGTACAACAAATGGCTGAAGAATCCTTGTCAAGAGGACATGAAGTTAATGTTGTGACTGGTGAACATCGGGGTGATTTGAATGGTGTTAAGGTCACTTCAGATGGTAAAGATTTGATGGATAAAGATTTGGTTGTCGTACAAGGCGGTGATGTACATGTTCAAAATGTTGTATTATCTAATATAAAGAATATTAATTCACCAGTTTTATATCTCATTATCAAACCATCCGAAAGTCAAGTTTGTTTACAAGGTCTTAGAGATGCCAAATATATTGGATGCTCTGCTTTAGAAGATTGGGAACATGTTAAAAAATGGGGTGCAATTGATAGATCGCATAAAGTAATTCATGGTATATCACCTAAAAACTGTATTGGAGTCAAAGGACAATTCAAAGACAAATATAACATACCTAAAGATAAACGAATGTTTTTGTCTTGTGGTGGTTATTGGCCAAATAAAAGAATGATTGAGTTGACTAAAGCATTTGCTGAAGCTGATTTAAAAGATTCAATATTGGTTACAACTGGTTATGACAACCGTTATAATATTATGCCAGAAAAATCAGAAAACATCATACCTCTAATGGTAGAAGATCCAAATGATGTTAAAAATGCTATTGCTGATGCTGATTGTTATGTTATGAATTCTGATGCTGAAGGCTTCGGTTTGGTCATATTAGAATCAATGATTAATGAGACACCGTGGATATCTCGTAATATTGCTGGTGCTAAACTGTTATCCAAGTTCGGTACAGTATATAATACAGAAGAAGAATTGGTAAACATATTACAAAATTGGCGGCCAACCAATACTGCTGCAGCTTATGATTATGTCGTATCAAATCACCTAATTAAAAATACTGTTGACGATATTGAAAATATATTGAAATGAAAATCAAAGTCTTTAGTCATGCTGTAAATCTCACGGGTGATATCTCCATCACCGTAGAACAATCTCAATTATTGGAAGATACTGGTTTATTGACTGCTGCTGATGAAGTCAATATGATGTTACATTATAAAGAATCTGATTTTGGATGGCTGAAAGAACGTTGGAAACACGTTCAAAATGTAAACTATAAGACTTTTGATGATTCATATAGAGAATGGCAAGAAGGTACTACAATTTTACATATACAAGATTTAGTACATTCTACCGATGAAGAATTTTATGTTCTTTATATGCATCACAAAGGTGTATACAGCAAAACGACCACTTGGCGTCACTACATGCAATATTGGAACGTTGAGAGGTGGAAGGATTGTGTACGGCATTTAGATGAAGGTTATGATACTTGTGGTGCTTCATTCTTACCTGCCGATTCTACTACACTCACATGTGGACCCTATCCAATTTATGCTGGAAACTTCTGGTGGGCTAAGGCTTCATATCTCCGAAAATGTAGGATATTAAAGACACCAGTAGAAAATAACTACGAACCACAATTCATTGGTCAACCACATCATCGGTATGATTATGAATGTTGGCATGGTAGTGGCAACCCTAATGCTTATGATATGCATTTTGGACCAGAAAGACGTTGGTATTGGCCTCCATATATGTACCGAAGTTGACTATGTATCAAACCGAATAATTTAAAAAAACTGTCATACGAGTTTAAAAGTTATATAAATAAACCTACGGACAACCATAGTGTGTTGTATTTCTAGGAAAAATCAATGATATCTTTTACATCCTTTTTGACAGAAGAGGCTGCCTCCGAAGGCGGTCAGCTTAAACACATTCATCATGCTGAAGATAGACCGTTAATGCACGGCCATGCTGGATTTGAACACGCTTACGGCGCTTTACAACAAGCTCACGAACACATTAAAGCTGGACATAAAAGTAGTAACCTCACAATGAAATATGATGGTTCTCCATCAATCGTTTTTGGTCATCACCCACATACTGGTAAATTCTTTGTTGCTTCCAAGTCGGCTTTCAATAAGAATCCAAAGATTAATTATTCGGAAAAAGACATTGAGAAGAATCATGGCCATGCACCTGGTCTGGTCAAAACACTCAAACATGCTCTAAAACATTTACCTAAAGTGACACCAAAAAAAGGTGTTTATCAAGGTGATGTGATGCATCATGAAGAAACTAAGACGTTAAAAGAACAACATCTGTTTGAAGCTGCAAAAAACAAAGTTTCTTTTACACCAAATACTATCACCTATACTGCAAAAGGTGAAGATGCCAAAAAGATTAAGAAATCTAAAATTGGTGTTGTAGTTCATCAGAAGTATAGTGCTGATATGAAGCATGCTTCACCACATGTTGACCATGAAAATTTCAAGGAACATCCAGATGTTCATATTCATGGTGCTGAACACGATACTTCTATGGTACATCATAGTCCAGAGAATGAACATGAGTTTCATAAACACATGGCTGCAGCTAAAGAAATACATGACACGCATGGCCATAGAATGTATGATGCCATTCACCATGCTCATGGTGGAGAAGCTGGTCATATGTCAACTTACATTAATCATACAGTAAGACACGACCTAGTTCCGAGTGTTAAGGGATTTCAGGCACATCTACATAGTGAACATGAAAAGAAAGCCAACAAGGTAAAAACTGTCAAGTCTAAGGCCGAAAAGCGTGCTGAAGGTGAACACCAGATTAAACATGTAGAGAAAAACAAGTCTGCCTATGGTCACCTATTCTCAATGCACCATCATTTGCATCAAGCCAAGAATGCTTTGGTGAAGTCTTTAGAGACACATGAAGGTAAATATGAACACCACATTGAAGGTAAAAAGTCAAAACCAGAAGGTTTTGTTGTACACCATGAAAATGAACCAACCAAGTTGGTTAATCGTGCAGAATTTGCAAAACAGAATTTATTAAAAGTGAGAAAATGAAATCATTTAAATCTTTCATGGTGGAAGAAAAACGCCTAGGCAAAGTGATGCAGTTTGCCTCTAAAGCCCATGACGCTTGGAGGAAACAACACATCAT